CCATTCATATTTATTTTCATCCTCTTGAAATTCCTAGTGACTTAGATCCATCAGTAATTCCAATCACTTTGAATTATGAACATACATTAGTAAAAGAAGAAGGGAGAGGCACACAAGGAGCTCTACTTGGTAATGTACCATATGAAGATTCAAAGTTTTATTTGGTGCGTATAGATGGTTACGAAAGATTAAATAAAGGAAAAATTTGTATTGATTATAGTATTCCTAATATTCATAATGTTACATCTTGTGGTTTGTTTGAAGACTTTGCAAAAAAAATGATTTATATAGCTCCCTTATTTTATGATGAACTATTCATGACTAAAGAAGGAAGGAAAATACCAATTTTAACTACTTTTATTGATATCTATCAACCACGCCGTTATCATTTACTTAACTGTTTACAAAAGACAGGATTTAATAATATAAATATAAATAACTGTTTTTCACGAAATGATTTATTAAATCTTTATAAATCCACCAATATTTTAATTAATATACATCAGACTGATCATCATCATACATTTGAAGAGTTGCGTGTATTGTCAGCACTTCAATGTGGTGTAATCGTTATATCTGAAGAATCTCCTTTAAAAGAGCTAATTCCTTATTCCGATTTTATTATTTGGACCACATATGAAGATATTATAAATAAGTTGCATGAAGTTCTTCAAAAGTATGATGAAATTCATTCAAGGATTTTTTCTCCTGAACGTATTGAACGTTTATCCTCTTTCCATGAAAATAAAGATAAAGAGTAATATTTTTATATACTGCGAATAAACTGCCATTTCAAATCTGCGCAAATATTTTGCCAGATTTTATCTTGCTGATACAACTTGTCCTTGTTTTTCAAAAGAGGAAAACAATGTAAATATTCATCCAACTCAAGAAGTTCACAAAACTTATACAACACATAGGAATAACTCAAGAAATTACTGCGATCTTTCGGACAATGTTTCTGAAACGAAGGTTGGATTTCAATGAACATATGGCGAAGTTTTTCTTCTGTTTCACGAGTCATCACAGGGGCATTTTGACCATTGAGGCGATTTGTAATATGAGGAGTGTGTTCATAATATTTGTTTAACTTCAACTTCTTCAAGATTTCACGCACTTTGGAACGATTTAATCCGCTCAAATCATTAAATCTTTCTTTCTTCAGTTCTCCAATAATGAGATCATATACCTCATTGGGGATTTCTGTGCTTTCCTTGGCTTGGAACTGTGCTAACCATTCATTAAAATGATTAATGCGTTTGTAAGCATAATACGAAATTTCACGAGGAGGATCCTTATAACTGGGTTTATCTGAATCTACTAAAATAAACTCTTGATTTCCACATTCAGGACAAGTAAACACAGCTTCGTTAGCACTAAAGATCATTTCATTTTCGCAATCATCACAGATTCCATATTTTTCTTGAAGTTGATGTTGGACAGAAGTATCTTTTGCATGTTCAGGATCCACTTTCTGTAAATATTTAAATAAAAGCGTATTGCGACTCAAATTCTCTTTTTGCTTCCCATCAGTGTTTGTTACAACTGGAGGAGAATCCGAATCCTTTTCTTGTGCTTCCTGAAGAGCTGCCCAAATACTTCCTGGCTTGGATTTCCCCATTGCAGGCTGGCGCGATTCAATCCCTTTGCTGATTTTTTCCTGCATATCATAATAATCAAATAAGATATTTCCAGTATCCAAGAAATAGTTATAAAGATTTTTCTTGGAACGAATATCATCAAGGCTTGCTTTTAAATCACGAATTTCCCTTTCAATCTTGATTTTTTCAATATCATTGTGTGTGTCTTTATGAAGATCTTTGAGTTGTTGAATGCTTTGTTCGATTTCATCAATCGATTGTATTTCTTCAGTTAGCTTATCCAAATGACTATGGTGAATACTATCTAATGTAGTTCTCGCCTCAGGATTGCTTCTTTTGGTAGGGCGAATCTTGAAGAAGGGGTCAGTGGTGCTCATCTAGTGAATGGAAGATTCTTTTTATTTAGGTGTGCTTAACTTTCTCTTGCCAAATCACTCTTCGTCTCTCTCCCAAAAAACAGGGTCTCCCGGCAGAGGGTGAATTCACAAAGAATTCAAAAGTTTCCAAATTTCGAAATTTTCAGATTTTCCATTTTTTTTTCTTCTCTTTGGGTATAGACAAAAATGACAGGTGGTGGTTTGATGCAGCTTGTTGCCTATGGCGCTCAGGACGTTTATTTGACTGGAAATCCCCAGATTACTTTCTTCAAGACGGTTTACCGTCGCCACACTAACTTCGCCATGGAGTCCATCGAGAACCCTTTCAACGGTTCCCCTGGTTTCGGTAAGACTGTCACCTGCACGATCCAGCGCAACGGTGACTTGATCTACCGCATGTATCTCCAGGCTACCCTCCCTAAGGTAACCGTCGCTGCTTCTGACGGTTCTGGTGCCCAGTTCCGCTGGTTGAACTGGCCTGGTCACAATCTTATCAAGCAGGTTGAGCTCCAGATCGGTGGTCAGCGCATCGACCAGCACTATGGTCAGTGGCTCCACATCTGGAATGAGCTCACCCAGGAGCCTGGCAAGCAGGCTGGCTACGCCAAGATGGTGGGTAACGTTCCCCAGCTCACCAACTTGATCACCCAGGGTGGTGAGGACTGCGACGATGACTGCGTTGCTGGCGAGCCCAACTCTTCCAACGAGATCGGCAAGTGCGCCCCTGAGTACACTCTCTACATCCCCCTCCAGTTCTGGTTCTGCCGCAACCCTGGTCTTGCTCTCCCCTTGATCGCCCTCCAGTACCACGAGGTCCGTATCAACTTGATCTTCAACGACCTCCGCAACCTCTGCTGGGAGACCACTCCTCAGCTCTCCAACACGCACACCATCCGTGACCGTGTTGCCAACGCCAACTTGGTTGCCGCTTCTCTCTACGTCGACTACATCTACCTCGACACGGATGAGCGCCGCAAGTTCGCCCAGGTGTCCCACGAGTACCTCATCGATGTTCTCCAGTTCACTGGCGGTGAGTCCATCACCTCTTCTTCCAACAAGCTCAAGCTCAACTTCAACCACCCTTGCAAGGAGCTCATCTGGGTTGTGCAGCGTGATTCCTTCACTGACTGCGCTGACGCCATCGTCAACCCCTGGAAGGGTCAGCAGCCCTTCAACTTCTCCGACTGGTGGGACCGCTCCGTCCTCGAGTCTGGCTACTCCGTCACCCGCGTTGAGGGTATGGCTGGTCGCAACCCTTGCGTCACTGCTCTCCTCCAGCTCAACGGTCACGATCGCTTCCAGGTTCGCGAGGGTCGCTACTTCAACGAAGTCCAGCCTTACCAGCACCACACCAACATCCCCGCTGTCGGTATCAACGTCTACTCCTTCGCTCTCCAGCCTGAGCAGCACCAGCCCTCTGGAACGTGCAACTTGTCCCGTATCGATAACACCACGCTCCTCCTCACGGTTTCCAACAACGCTGTGGGCACCAACACGACCTCCACGGTTTACGTGTATGCCACCAACTACAACGTGCTCCGCGTGATGTCTGGTATGGGTGGTCTTGCCTACTCCAACTAAGCACCCAGTCTTTCAAAAGGCTGCTGGTTCTTTGTGTTGGTATTTGGTATTGATTGTCGTATGTAACTAAGGGATAAATGATTGAAAAAAAACTCCTATATTGGTTCTGGAATGCAGAAAAAAGATAGGATGTTCAAAAGAATAGTCTCTTGTTTTTGTATGTTTGTTTGTAGTTTGTATGTCTAACTAGTTTATTATTACTGTAGTAAAATATATGTATCTATGAATATTAAGTCAATCTATCCTATGTTAGCGTGTAAAACACATTAACATAGTCAACACCTAAAATCTTTACATTCCTAAGTTCGTTCTTCTACTAAATTCCAAAAGTGCTTCGCGTGTTCGTAAAGAGTTGAGAGACTTGTGCTGCAGAAAGAGCAGTATTATAAAATCGTATGAGTCCAATTGAACCTCTAAATAATAGTTCTGCCGATCCATCTAAAGGTTTTATTCTATGCGCAATAGCAACGAGACTTGTATT